ACTTGTGATATTCGTGTTTATGGCGATACTGTGAGCTTCTAATTATGTCAACCTTATTTGTGACGAACACATGGGAAAAACCCATACACTTTGATTATGCTTTTAAACCGTACGCTTTTCCTATCGGGGAGACGGTGGAGGTGGAAGTAGAGGTGGCTCGTCACTTATTTGGTTACATGGAGATGGATAAAGAACCATTCCTTGCTCGTTTAGGTTTAATNAGAACTAAAGCNGAAGTGCCGGAAGGTTTGGCTATTTTGTCCAAAATCTTAATTTCGGAGCAAGCTCCAAAAAAGAATCACTCGTTATCCCCGGTGGTGGAAAGAGTACCCTTGCCCTCCCAAAAGAAGGCAGGGGGAAAAGTCCTTAGCCAAGCAGCTTAATATGGAAAATCAATGTCACAAACTCTGCAAGGCTACATCACGCAAGTCAGAAGACTCTTGCATGATGCTAATGGAAACTTTTACTCCGACCAGCAATTAACAGATTACATTAATGCTGGCAGGGAGCGCGTAGTCCGGGATACCGGATGCTTACGCACGATTCAAATTACGACTGTACCTACTACGCCTGTAGCGGGAGGTGCAACACCCTATTTCTGGACTGGTGGTGGCACAGCTAACACCGGCGATTATGTTGTCTATAACATCTTTATTTACAAGGTAGTAAACGGCGGCGTCTTTAGCACTACCGCTCCTAACTACCCATCTGGTCCTAATCCATATCCGCCAAGCACTACATTCCTTAATGGAACGGTTACTTTGCAATATGCAGGACCATCTGAAATTATTAATTTTTCATGTTTGCCACAAGGCACTCAGACCCTTGATGTATTAAACATTAACTTGTATTGGGGCAATACGCGTATTCCAATGCGTTATTTGTCATGGACAGACTTCAACGCGCAATTGCGTTTTTGGCAAAATTATATTGGACGCCCTATTGCGTTTAGCGTATTCGGGCAATCACAGATTTACATTTCTCCGGTACCAGACCAAGTTTATACCGTTGAAATTGATACTGTAATTTTGCCGACACCAATGGTAAATCTTGCAGACACAGATACCATCAATGACCCGTACTACAATCCGGTTCAGTTCTACGCTGCTTATCAAGCGAAGTATTTTGAGCAATCCTTTGGAGAAGCTGAAATATTTAAGCAACAATATGACAAGCAAGTTATGGCGGTACAGACCTCGGTTTACACCAGAAGGATGCTCAACCCTTATAGCACTCCATACTAATTATGGCAGCCGCAGAGCAAAAAAAATCGTATGCCATTGTCAAACAATTTAAAGGTCTTGACACTAAAGCTAACCGTACTGCCATTGAAGACACCGAGTTTTCTTGGCTTGAAAATGCTATGCCAATTGGTTATGGCAACCTCAAAATTATTCCTAATTACACCGATTTAGGGATTACTTTTAGCCATACAGTTTTGTATTTTTTCTCTGCCAACATTGGATTGGTGGATTATTTAGTTGCTTTTGAGTCCGATGGAAGCGCTGAATATGTGCGTTTAGATAATTTAACTAAAGGCACAATTGCTGCTGCTGGCACTTTTAGCACCGACAATATCAATGTTTCCCAATGGAAAAATGAATATTTATTGATTTGTGACCCCGTAAAAGGGTATTTCACATGGGATGGCACNAGCGTTATTANTGTTGGTTCTGTTGGAATCATAGGTTTAACCAATCAAGGAAGTGGCTATACTTCCGCGCCCACNGTACAAATTTCAGCACCAAACCAAGCTAATGGAGTTCAGGCTACTGGCGTTTGCTCAATTAGTTCTGGCTCAGGNTCCGTTTTATCTATTGGCATGACCAATATTGGAACAGGCTATACCTCTATTCCTCAGGTNNNTATTGGCGCTCCAAACCTTTCAAATGGTGTGCAAGCTATTGCTGGTGCCACAATACAATCTGGAGGCGTTGTAGCCATCTCTGTGACCACGCCCGGCTCTGGATATACCTCAGCCCCAAGTGTAACGATTACAGGTGGTGGAGGCGCTAATGCAGCCGCTAATGCCGTTGTAGATACAGGCATCGTAACCAGCATCAGCTTGATGGAAGCTGGCTCAGGATATACCTCGGCTCCTACTGTTACTCTTGTAGGTGGAGGCGGTTCTGGAGCGACTGCGGTAGCTGGCTTAACTACTTTTGCTCAAGGTACCGTTGGCATTACCGTTACTAATGGCGGTTCAAATTACATCAATGCTGCAAATACCGTAGTCACNATTACTGGCGGAGGCGGCACTAACGCGGCAGGAACGGCTATTTTGGCTGGCGGTCAAGTTACCGAAGTCATTATGACTAACCCCGGAACTGGCTATACCAACGCAGCAAATATTACCGTCACCATTACTGGAGGCGGAGGAAGCAATGCAACGGCAGTAGCCAATGTCACAACTGACAAGAATGTGGGTATAGCTAGCTTTTCTGGGCGCGTATGGATTGCTCAAGGTCGTACCGTTTATTACAGCGCTGCTGGCTCATCTAGTGACTTTACAAGCGTTTCCGCTGGCGCAGTAACCATTTCAGATTCAACCTTGCATGGCAATATCCAACAATTGCTATCTGCTAACAACTTTTTATACATTTTTGGCGATGACTCAATCAATGTGTTTTCGGATGTTAGGGTTACTAATACTGGTACTACTCTGTTTACTAATACCAATGTCAGCGCTTCTGTGGGTTCCAAGCTGGCTTATGCCCTATTTCCATATTTCCGTTCGGTACTTTTTATGAACAATTATGGGGTGTATGCGCTAGTCGGCTCTACCACCTCAAAGATTTCAGATGCTTTAGATGGGGTTTTCCCTAGTATTGACTTTGTTACCGAGGAAACTACGGCTGGACAAGTCTTGCTAAACAACATTTTGTGCGCTGCATTTAACTTTAAATATACCGGAACTCAGGGAACATCAAGCTCTGCTCGCTATATGCAAGCAATATTTTTTGAGAAAAAATGGTTCTTTACCAGTCAAGGCAACGACCTTAAATACATTACTTCCGCGCCCGTAAGCGGCAAGGTAAATTTGTATGGCACTAACGGTACTAATTGCGTCCAGCTTTATGCCGATGCAAGTGCTAATATTTCAAGTTATGTGCAAACTGCCCTGCAACCTATGGGTGATAACATTCGTACAAAACAAGCATTAAAAGTAGGTATTGAAGCAACTACAACAACTCCTGCTGAATTGTCCGTGACTGTGGATTCCGAGTCCGGTTCTAGTCCAGCGTATTTGTTGGGAAATTTTGTAACTTGGTACAACAACTTGGGCGTCACAATTATTTGGATAAATAATAGTTCTACAACTATTGGCTGGTTCGGCGGACAGGGATATACTCTCTATAAAACCGATGCTCAACAGTATGGCAAGTATTTGGGGATGACTGTGACATCAACTTATCCGAACTTTGTTTTAAATGGATTTGAATACGAACACGAATTGAGAGTGAGGTTTTAAATGACTATTCCGTACACCTTTGCCGGTGCCACAACCGCTATTCCTTTAGCGCAATTAGATGCTAACTTTGCGTCTCCCATTACTTTAGGTAATGTGGCAATGACGCTTTCCAATACTTACACCAGTATTGGTAATTTGACATTAACTAATGTCACAATTTCAAGTACAAGCACACCAATAACCGTGCCTCAAGGCGGTACAGGACTTACATCATTAACTGCTGGTTATATTCCTTATGGAAATGGAACAAGTGCATTTAGTTCTAGCTCTAGCCTTTATTTTGATGGAACTAATTTAGGTATTGGCACTAGTAGTCCTGCAAATAAACTTGATATTCAATCTACAACTGGTGTAGTAGGTAGATTAAATAATACAGGAAATACTAACGATACTTATTGGGAAGCTAAAAATACTTTTGGTGATGTGTATTTTGGTTTAGGTGGTACTGGGGCATATATTTATACGGCATCATCTATTCCTATACAGTTTTATACAACTGGTTCAGAACGGATGCGTATTGACTCTAGTGGTAATGTAGGTATTGGAATCACTAATCCAGCTTCTTTTTCAAAACTCACCGTTAATGGTGGTTTAGCCATTTTAGCCAATGGTTCAATGGGTGTTTATAACTCAGATAACACTAACTTCTTTTATTTAAATAATGCTGGTGCTAGTGGAGCTAATAATGCAGTTCTAACATTTAGTTGCACCAACAAAGGCGAGTTAATGCGTCTTGATTCTAGTGGTAATTTGTTGGTTGGCACTACAAGCACAAATGGAAAAATATCTCTTTCAGCATCTGGTTCAGCTCCCGCCATATCTTTACTTTATTCAGGCACGGGTGGATTTCCAATAGAAGCACAAACTACAAATGCTTCTTATAACGGTCCAGGTGTTCGTTCAAGAGTAACAAATCTGGCTGCTGGAGGAAGTTATCAAGCATTTAGTTACTATAACGATAGTTATGGCAACTATATGTTTTTTGTTTTTGGCAACGGAAATGTGCAAAACACTAACAATAGTTATGCTGGTATTTCTGACGCTAAATTAAAAGAAAATATTGTTGATGCGACACCAAAACTTTCTGATTTGATGAAAGTTCAAGTTCGTCAATACAATTTTAAATCAGACCCTAACAAAGTAAAACAACTTGGTGTTGTTTCTCAAGAATTAGAATCAATATTTCCGGGAATGATTGAAGAATCTGTTGATAAAGATGTTAATGGAAATGATTTAGGAACGACCACAAAATCAGTTAAATATTCTGTTTTTGTTCCTATGCTAATTAAAGCAATTCAAGAACAACAAGCAATAATTGAACAACTTAAAGCAAAGGTAGGTTTATAAAATGACAACACTTACATGGATTATCGAATATATGGATGTTTCATCTCAGCCTATAGCTGGTGAAACAGAAGTAGTTTTAACTGCTGGCTGGCGTTGCAATGGTACAGACGGAACTTATAGTGCTTCTAACTATGGTTCTTGTTCTTTCCCAGAGCCAACCACAGGCGGTCAATTTACTCCTTATGCACAACTTACACAAGCTCAAGTATTGGGCTGGTGTTATGCAAATGGAGTTGACCAAACCGCTACGGAAACAAGCGTTACTCAAGCAGTAGCTACTTTAGCTAATCCACCAGTAGTAAGCCCACCGTTGCCTTGGGCTAGTCAGGCAGCATAACTTTATAGGGGATAACTATGAAAACTTTTACATTAGAAGATAACGAAGCGGAATTTGTGGTGAAAGTAATTGGTCAATTACCAACACAATCGGGAGCTTTCCCGTTGTTTCAAAAATTGGCTGAACAATTTAACTCACAAACTCCAGCTCCAACAGAAACACCACAGGAGTAAATATGTCAGTAAGCGCGCCATTTACCGTATCAGGAAACACCGTTGTTGTAACGGCTAACAGTACAGCTCCAACTCCGGTTCAGGCTACCTCATTAACTTTAGGTGGAAATCAATACCGGATTATTAACGCTGGTAGTATTACTGCTTTTCTTGGTTTTGGCGTAGATGCTGCAACAGCTACCGCAGGAGCTAAAACTCCTGACGGTACTGTAAAAAATTGTTTGCCGCTACTTCCCGGCACAGATGAAATTTTAAGTTTTATTCCTAACGCGTATTTCACAGCTAATGCAGCTTCAAGCTGCGTTATTTACATTACTCCCGGAGATGGCTGTTAATCATGCTAAAAACCGTTAGTTCGTTTGCTAACTCTATTGGAGCCTTAAATTACAAAGGTTCTTGGAACGCTTTAACCAATANCCCAACACTTACTTCAGGAGTTGGNACTAAGGGTGATTACTATGTAGTTTCCGTAGCTGGCGTTACTAATTTAGANGGTACGGCACTCTGGTCAGTAGGTGACTGGGCTGTATTTAACGGTTCTATTTGGCAGAAAGTAGATGGTTCAACTAATGAAGCATTTAATAGTATTACCGTTACGGGTCTTACTGGCTATATGTACGCAAACAATACTAGCGCTGTTACTGCTAGCACAACTATTCCTGTTGCGAATGTGTCTGGCGCCGTTGCTAATACAGTTAATGTTCTCGCTGGTGGTTTGCTTTCTGGCGGTGGCGCNCTTACTGGGAATGTAACAATTAGCTTAACNTCTGTACCAGCAGCCAATGTGTCCGGCTTAGGTACNATGGCAACTCAAAANGCCAATGCCGTTGTNATTACTGGCGGTACGATTAATTCGGTAGCGCACTCAGGAGGCACTTTTGCTTCCGCTAATATCACTAGCGTTGCAGCCACTTTTCCTAATAGCTATTTAGCTAATGCTAATGTCATTATTGGCAATACGACGGTAACGCTTGGAAGTACAGTCACCACTCTTGGTAATGTAACTTTACAAAATGTCACTATAAGCTCAGGCAATGGAACATTTACCAATCTTTCTAGTTCTAATGTGTCCATTACTGGCGGCACAATCAATGTACAAGCAACAAACATAGTATCAACAACTTCATCTACTGCTACTTTTGCAACATCAAGCCTTCCTCTAGTTCCTGCTGGTTATATCCAAGTGGA